GACCTCAAGAAGGAGATCTTATCTATTTCCCACTTGTAAATGGATTGTTTGAGATTCACTATGTTGAAGAAGAAACACCATTCTACCAATTGCAGAATATTCCAACATTCAAACTCACTTGTGAATTATTTGAATATTCGAATGAAGAACTTGATACAGGTGTTGATGCTATCGATAATTTCGAAACTGAGTTTGCTAGTAGGACTACATTAACACTTGGAACAGGAACAGGAACATTCACAGTTGGAGAAGATGTCACTCAGGTAGTTGATTCTCTTACTATCAACGGTGAAGTTGCTGAAATTAGAACTGGAGAAATCGACCTTGTTGGAATTACATCCAGTGATGGTACCAATACATCTTTCAAACCCACGGGCGGTTCTAATGGAAATCTTATTGGTTCAACATCAAGTGCATCTTATGAGATATTATCACGAGATTCTGACTTTAAGAATATTGATGATATTGATCCATTCGCAGATAATGAAGAACTTGAAACGTTTGTTAGTGAAGGCAATTTCATTGACTTTAGTGAACAGAATCCATTCGGAATACCAGATATAACATAATGCTCACAGGACAACATTTCTATAATCAAACACTCAAGAAATCTGTTTCAGTTTTTGGAACGATCTTCAATAATATTCGTGTCGTTAAACACGGAGGAGTTGAGGAAAGGGTGCCCATTGCTTATGGCCCTCGACAAAAATTCTTGGCTAGAATTGAACAATCTTCTAAACAAGATGAGACTGTTGCGATTAAAGTACCGAGAATGAGTTTTGAGATCACTGATCTGGCTTATGATACTACGACAAGTCTGAATAAGATGAATAAATTGTCTTTTCCGACTGAAGGTACTACACTATCGAGAGATATAATGAATCAAAGTGTGCCGTATACTCTTTCTATTGATTTAAGTATTTTATCAAAGACACAAGATGAGGCGCTTCAAATTCTTGAGCAGATTCTTCCAACCTTTACACCTGAATATACTGTAGCTATTAATGATATGAATGGGCCAGGCTGTTCCGCCGATGTTCCTATCATATTGAACTCGATAAGTCTTCAAGATGATTATGAAGGAGACTTTGAAACGAGAAGAACTATAATCTATACTCTTTCATTCACAATGAAGGTTAGATTTACTGGAATGGTTCTACCTAAGGCAATTATTAGAAGTGCAACAGTCGACCTATATGATTCTGAGACTGTCGATCCATCACTTGATCCTATTGAAAGAATAGATGTGAGTGTTGGAGAGAATGATACTCCAGACAGTTTTACAGTGACAACCACATTTGGATTTGATGATTCTCCGTAATGAAAACAAAAGATGATATTTTAACAGCGCTTGAAACAAATCTTCCCCAACAATTAAAACAAATAAAAACTGAGGTAGCTCAGACAGAGATTGTTGCTGATACAGAGGAAGATTATGTTTATTCAAGAGATAAGATTAAAGAGCTAATAACAAAAGCAGAAGAAGCCATTGATAATATGATGGCTCTTGCAAGTGAGACAGAACATCCTCGTGCATTTGAAGTTCTTGCAGGTATGTTTAAAACTACTACTGATATGATGGATCAATTAATTACTCTTCAAAAGAAGAGAAAAGAACTCACACAAGCTGAAGAGCAGAGAGCCGCGTCTGGTGGTAATACTACAAATAATGCAATCTTTGTTGGTTCGACTACAGAACTACAAAAGTTTTTGAAGAATAATAATGACATTAATTAATGGAGATAAAGGATACCTTGGTAATAATTTAGTTAAGAGAGATGGTGTCCAAGATGAATTTACGCAAGAACAGGTTTCTGAATACCTGAAGTGTATGAAAGATCCGATATACTTTGCGGAAAAGTATATCAAGGTGATCTCGCTTGATGAAGGTCTTGTTCCATTTAAGCCCTATGAATATCAAGAAAGGATGTTCGAACACTTCAATAAGAATCGATTCTCTATTGTTCTTGCTTGTCGACAATCTGGTAAATCAATTAGCACAGTCATTTATATTCTATGGTATGCAATCTTTCACCCCGAAAAGACTATTGCGATTCTAGCCAATAAAGGTTCAACCGCAAGAGAGATGTTAGCTCGAGTTACTCTTGCACTTGAGAATCTTCCATTCTTTCTTCAACCTGGATGTAAGGCGTTAAACAAAGGTAATATAACATTTGGGAATAATACAAAGATTATCGCGGCTGCGACTTCGGGTTCATCGATTCGTGGTTTATCAGTTAATCTTCTCTTTCTCGATGAGTTTGCTTTTGTTGAAAATGCTGCTGAATTCTATACATCAACGTATCCTGTTGTCTCTGCGGGTAAAGAAACAAAGGTTATTATCACATCTACGGCTAATGGTGTTGGAAATGTATTTCATCGATTGTATGAAGGCGCTGTTCAAAATAGAAATGAATATAAAGCATTCAGAGTTGACTGGTGGGATGTACCTGGTCGAGATGAAGAATGGAAGAAACAGACTATAGCGAATACATCAGAACTTCAATTTGAACAGGAGTTCGGAAATAACTTTCATGGTCGATCAAATACCCTAATTAATTCTGATTCTATTTTATCATTGGTGTCTGAATCACCCGAAGAATTCAAGAGTAATATTTCCTATTATGAAAAACCTAAGGAAGGTCACACATATGTGATGTGTGTCGATGTATCGAAGGGAAGAGGCCAAGATTATTCAACATTTAATGTCTTTAGAATAGAGAAAGATAAATTCAAGCAAGTTTGTGTCTTTAGAGATAATATGATTTCTCCTCTTATCTTTCCAGACATCATTGTTAAAATTGCATCATTGTATAATCAAGCTATCGTTCTGATCGAAAATAATGATGTAGGTACCGTAGTCTGCAATGCTGTGTATTATGACTACGAATATGAAAATACATTTGTTCAATCCACTATCAAGGCGGGTGGCATTGGTGTAACTATGACTAAGAAGATTAAACGGATTGGATGTTCTAATCTAAAAGATTTAATCGAGCAAAAGAAACTTGAGGTTGTAGATTCTGAGACTATATCCGAGATTTCAACATTTGAAGCAAAGGGTTCTTCATACGAAGCAAGTGGTAACAATCACGATGATTTGGTGATGAATCTTGTTATGTTTTCTTGGTTTATTTCTTCTGATGCTTTTTCTGATATACTAGATATGGATTTAAAAGGAATATTATACCAAGATCGTATAAAGGAGATTGAAGATGATTTAATACCATTTGGTTTCATTGATAGTGGAACTAAATCGTACGAAACAGAAAGATATGACAATCTCGTCCAACAACAGAAGGACTGGTTGAATTTTTGAAAAACTCATATTTATAAATAGAGATATTGAATAACTCTTGTAATGTTTAACTTATCATTCAACAAAAATAACTGAAAGGATTAATATGGGGTTCTTAGTATCACCAGGAGTCGAGGTTAATGAAATCGACTTGACAAATGTGATCCCTGCTGTATCAACATCAATTGCTGGAATCGTTGGAAATTTCCAATGGGGCCCCGGTGAACAAGTTGTAAGTATCGGATCGGAAAAAGACTTGGTTGCCTTATTTGGTAAACCAAATGACGACACATACGAGCAGTGGCTTCAAGCTGCAGCTTTTCTTCAATACGGTAATTCTCTTAAGGTATATCGTTATATTCCAACAGGTGCAGAAAATGCGACCGCCAGTGGAACTGCTATCACGATTAAAAATGCTGATGGATTAGAAGACGCCGTTTTCGGCCAAGATGATTCATTTGCTGCTAGATATCCTGGCGCTTTGGGCAATTCTCTTAAGGTAGAAGTTTATACACCTTCTAACTTCTCGACAATGGAGTCGGACACAACTGTTCTCTCCCGCGGGTCTTTCGATTCAGCACCAGCTGGTTCCGAAAGACACATTGCTGTTGTTGATGAAGATGGTGATATCAGTGGAACTGCTGGAACTATTCTTGAAACATTTGCATTTGTTGATACTACAGCAGGCGCGAAGAAGGATGGTGCATCCAATTACTACATTGATGTAATTAATAGCCAGTCTGCATATGTATATACAGATACAGCTGCAGATACTGATATTACTACGGATGCTAGTGATTCTGTTGAATTATCATTAAGTGGTGCAGCTGATGGTACAGCCGGTACATCTACACAATTATCAACTGCATATACAACAGCATTCTCTGATGATGTTGATGTCAATCTTTTGATTGCCCCTGCATCTAACACTTCAAGTGATTCAAATAGTGTAATCACAGTTGCTGAAACTAGAAGAGATTGTGTAGCTATTGTATCTCCAGGTGATGACACAAAGCTTCAATCTGATACAGCTACCGCAGTTGGTAATGCTATTACATGGGCTGATGGTATAAATTCTAGCTCGTATGGTATTCTCGGTTCAACTATGGTATATGTCTATGACAAATATAATGACAAATACCGTTGGATTGGATGTGCTGGTCATATCGCTGGTCTTTGTGCTAATACAGATGATGTTGCTGAACCTTGGTTCTCTCCTGCTGGATATAACCGTGGTCAATTCCGTGGCATTGTTAAATTAGGATATAGCCCAAATCAAGTACAAAGAGATGATCTTTATAAGAAACGTGTTAATCCAATCGTATCATTCCCAGGTCAAGGTACAGTCCTATTTGGGGATAAGACAGCATTGAGCAAGCCATCGGCTTTCGATCGTATTAATGTTCGTCGTTTGTTCATTGTTTTAGAGAAAGCAATCTCTACAGCAGCTAAATACCAGTTATTTGAGTTGAATGATGAATTCACTCGTGCAATGTTCAGAAACATGACTGAACCATTCCTACGGGATGTTAAAGGTCGTCGTGGTATCTATGATTTCGCAGTTATTTGTGATGAAACAAATAACACAGGCGAAGTTATCGATACTAACCGTTTCGTGGCTGATATCTATATCAAGCCAGCTCGTTCGATTAATTTCATCACTCTTAACTTCATTGCGACACGCACAGGAGTTGAGTTCTCCGAAATCGTTGGTAAATAGTATAAATACTTAATAAGAAAGGAAAACTATTATGTCACTAGGAGTAGATGATTTTAAAGCAAAATTAATCGGAGGCGGTCAAAGACCGAACCTCTTTCGTTGCACGATCAATTTCCCAGCATATGCTGGCGGAGATTCTGAGTTCACATCTTTTATGATTAAAGGTGCTCAGATGCCTGCAAGTACTATCGCTCAGATTGATGTACCATTCCGTGGTCGTCAATTAAAGATCGCTGGAGATCGTACATTTGAAAATTGGACAGTCACAGTATTGAGTGATGCTGGCTTGACTATTCGTAACGCATTCGAAACATGGATGAATGGTATCAATGAGCACCAGAATAATCTTGGATTGACAGATCCAAATGATTATCAAGCTGATATGCTTATTGAGCAATTCGACAAGTCCGAAAATGTAACAAAAAGTTACACAATTCGTGGTGCATTCCCTGTGAATGTTGCCGCTGTTGATCTCAATTATGAAACCAATGACACCATCGCTGAATTCGATGTGGAATTGGCTTATCAATATTGGGAGTCCAATACTACAACATAAATCTTAAAGAAATCATGGGCTCCTCTCTATGGGGAGCCCATGTATTTTCTGTTATAAATAATATACATGGAGCTGTTTGGATATCAAATTACTAAAAAGATTGGATCACGAGAAGAGAAACTCGATAAGGATCTAAAATCATTTGTCCCTAAACGTGATGATGAGGGATCTTCTTCTGTAGTCACGACAGGAGGCTATTTTGGTCAATATGTTGATATTGACGGAACAAGTAGTGACACTGAATCCGAACTAATTATTAAATATCGTGAGACTGCATCACAACCCGAGTGTGATCAGGCTATCAATGATATTGTGGATGGTGCTATTGCCTCAGGTGATGATTCTGCGCCCGCGGCACTTAATATGATTGATTCTGAATTACCAGATTCAATCAAGAAACAGATTCAAGATGAATTTGATAAAGTTTTATCTTTGTATAAATTTAATCGGAAGGCGCCTGATCTATTCAAAGAATGGTATGTAGATGGTCGTTTATATTTTCATGTCGTAACAGACGAAAAGAATTTCAATAAAGGAATAAAAGAACTTAGACAGATAAATCCTTTATATCTTAAAAAAGTAAAAGAAGTCAAAAAGGTACTTGATCCAAAGACAGGTGTCAAGATGCCTAAAACTGTAGCGGAATATTACATTTATTCTGAAGGAGGCGATATCGCTTCTGAAAATAATGTAGGTATCAAAATTGCCAAAGAGGCTATTATTTCCTGCCCATCTGGCTTGCTTGATATCAATCAAGAGAAAGTAATATCACATTTACACAAATCAATGAAGTTGGTTAATCAACTTCGAATGATGGAAGATTCATTGGTGATGTATCGTGTATCACGTGCACCAGAAAGAAGAATCTTTTATATCGATGTCGGCAATCTTCCAAAGGGTAAGGCGGAAGAATATGTACAATCGGTGATGAGTAAATATCGGAATAAACTTGTATATGATTCTTCTACAGGCGAGATTCGTGATGATCGCCGTCATATGTCGATGCTTGAAGATTTCTACATGCCAAGACGAGAAGGTGGTAGAGGTACTGAAATCACAACACTTCCTGGTGGAGAGAATCTTGGTCAGATCGAAGATGTTCAATTCTTCCAAAGAAAACTTTATAGATCATTGAATGTTCCAATCGCAAGACTTGAACAGGATACAAGTTATGCCTTTGGTCGACCTTCTGAAGTCTCTCGTGATGAAGTTAAATTCCAGAAGTTCATCGATAAGTTGAGAAAGCGCTTCTCTTTCTTGTTGATTGATGCGCTTCGAATTCAACTCATTCTCAAGGGTATCATTAAACAATCTGAATGGGAAGCAATCGAAGAGAGTATTGCGATTGATTATGTCGAAGACAATTACTTCTCTGAATTAAAAGAAGCAGAAATCATTAAAGAAAGAGTCGAAGCTCTTAATATTGTTAATGAATTTGTTGGTCAATATTACTCTAAAGCTTGGGTACGTAGAACAATTCTTCGTCAGACTGATGAAGATATCAGACAGATTCAAGATGAGATCGAGACTGAGAAAAAGGAAGAACCCGAGGATGATTTAGACATCTAAAAACACGAATTATTATAAATATTAATACCTATTATGAAAAACACAGAAAAACTTTTTAATGACCTCGTTAATGGAGATGAGGCATCAGCACTTGAATCATTCAAAGGTGCTATTCAAGATAAATTGAATCAAGCTATGGCTGTAAAGAAAGTAGCCATTTCTTCTGAAGTCTTTAATCAGGCTGTGGTTGAAGAATCCACCGATCTAACAGAAGCAAAGCTTGAAGAGCCAGAATCTCCAAAGGATTTGGCTAATATGCTTAAAAAAGCAAAACAGATACGGGGAGTATCGGATGATGAATATATGCGTTGGTATGGTAACTTAGATATGAAAATGTTTGATGCTTGGGATAAGATGGTGAAGAAAGATATGAATTATAAGAAAGCATATAAGCTTGGTTATGATGGTGGATCTGATAAAAACCCTCATAAGTCTGGAACACTTGCTGCAGCTATTTGGGCTGATCAATATGCAGCTGGTGCAATGGACGCATAAAATTTATGAAATTAATCACAGAACATTTAGATTCAAACCTTAGTTTCATCACAGAAGCTGATGATAAAGGAAACAAGAATACCTTCATTGAAGGTGTCTTTATGCAGGCGGAAAAACAAAACCGTAATAATAGAATTTATCCGAAGACTGTCCTAGAGGCAGCATGTAACAAATACATTAAGGAACAAGTTGAAACGGGTCGAGCTGTTGGTGAATTGAATCACCCAGATGGTCCCGCAATCAATCTTGATAAAGTTTCACACAGAATTACTGAACTTAAATGGGAAGGTAATAATGTTGTTGGAAAGGCACTCATTCTGAATACACCGATGGGTAATATCGTGAAAGGACTTATGGAAGGTGGATGTAAGTTGGGTGTCTCAAGTCGTGGTATGGGAACAGTTGAAAATAAGAATAGCAAGTCTTATGTGAAGGGTGATTTTATGCTCTCCACTGTAGATATTGTTCAAGATCCGTCCGCACCAGAAGCATTCGTTAACGGAATCATGGAAGGTGTAGAATGGATTTATGAGAATGGTATTCTTAAACCTCAACAGATTGAAGAATATGAGACTGAAATTAAAAAGGCATCAAGTTCTGAACTTGCAGAAGCGCAGAAGAGAGTCTTTAGTGATTTCCTCTCCAAACTCTAATCATTAATAGAAATAAAGCTATGTCAGAAGAAACACAAGAAGTAGAAGACATCATTGAAGATGTCACTGAAGAACAGCTTACTGCTAATGAAGAGCTTGAACAGGATTTACCTGAAGAAGTCTCTGAAGAAGCTGAAGCTGAAGCTTCTTTTGATGATTCTATCAAGTCGATTCTCCTTGGTGAAAAGAAAGCCGTAAAGAAGGAAGAAGAAGACGAAGAAGAGTCTGAAGAAGAAGATGAAGAAGAGTCTGAAGAAGATGAAGAAGAAGTAACTGAAGCTAAGTCTTCCAAAAAGGAGTCTGAAGAAGACGACGAGGAGGAAGACGAAGAAGAAGAAGTTGAAGAAGACGCAGATAAAGATGGCGAAGAAGCTGTTGATGATACTGTAAAGAGTATCAAAAAGTCTGCTTCAGGTAAAAAAGCTAAAGTCGCTGAAGCACTTGATCTTCTTATCTCTAATGAAGCCACTCTTAGTGAAGACTTCAAATCCGAAGCTGCAACTCTTTTTGAAGCAGCAATCGCAGAAAGATCCCTTGAAATTCAAGAGAACCTTGAAGCAAAATACAATTCGGAATTGAATGAAGAAGTTGAAACTCTCCGTGAAAGCCTCATTGAAAGAATCGATGATTATCTTTCATATGTAGTTGAAAGTTGGGTTGAAGAGAATTCCGTTCAAGTTGAAAATACACTTCGTACAGAAATCGCAGAAGGCTTCATCACATCACTTAAAGATCTATTCATTGAGAACTATATCGAAGTTCCAGCTGAAAAGAGAGACCTTGTTGAAGAACTCAACACAGCTGCTGAAGAAACAGCAACTGAACTCTCTGAAGCTCAAATCGAGATTGAAGCTCTTCAAGAACAGATTGAGAAATTCGAAAGAGCCGAAGTATTGACTTCTCTCTCCGAAGACCTTTCCGAAACAGAATCACATCGTCTCAATACTATTTTGGAAGATGTCGAATTTGTTGATAAGGAAACTTTCTCTAAGAAAGCACAAACAGTCAAAAGTTCAATCTTTGAGTCTAAAGAAGAACAAACTCAAGAAGAATCTTTGGAAGAAGAAACTTCTGAAGAAGAAACAGAAATTGTAATCGAGGGTGCTGCTGATCCTCTCAAGAAGCTTCCTGCTTCTATGAGACAGTATGTTGAAGCTCTCAGAAAATAACATATCACTAACCAATAACATAGAAAGAAATTAAAAATGTTTAATGCAGAAAAAGATATCCAAAAGTGGGCTCCCGTTCTTGAGCATAAGGACGCTCCTGCTTTCCAAGACGAGTATCGCAAGGCTGTAACAGCTAAGTTGCTCGAAAATACAGAAACAGCTCTTCGTGAAGAGAAGGCACAAGCTGGTTTCCTTAATGAAAATAATGTAACAACTGCAGCTGTTGATAAGTTCGATCCAGTTCTTATCTCTCTTGTACGTCGTGCAATGCCTAATCTCATCGCTTATGATGTAGCCGGTGTTCAGCCAATGTCTGGTCCAACTGGTCTCATCTTCGCAATGAAGGCTCGTTACAATAGCTCTTCGCCAGAAGATCTTATCACTACTACTGATGATGAGGCACTCGGTCTTGCTGAGCCTGATACCGCATTCTCTGGTCCTCACACTACAGCTGTTGGTGAAGCACTTGGTGCACCAAGTGGTACAGCTTTCGGTGACATGGGCTTCACTATTGAGAAGGCTGCTGTTGAAGCTAAGACTCGTGGTCTTAAGGCTGAATACACAATGGAACTTGCACAAGACTTGAAAGCTGTTCATGGTCTCGATGCAGAATCTGAGTTGGCTAACATCCTCTCGACTGAAATCCTTGCTGAAATCAATCGCGAAGTTATCAACACAATCAATACAGTGGCTAAGCCTGGTGTCGAAAATGAGTCGCCAATCGATAATGACTTCGATCTTGCTGCTGATGCAGATGGTCGCTGGGCTGTTGAGAAGTTCAAGAGCTTGATCTTCCAAATCGAAATCGAAGCTAATAAGATTGCAACTGAAACACGCCGTGGTAAGGGTAATTTCATTATCTGCTCCAGCAACGTGGCTTCTGCTCTTGCAGCCGCTGGTCAACTTGACTACACTCCTGCACTTGCCACTAATCTTAACGTAGACGCAACTGGTAACACCTTCGCTGGTGTTCTTAATGGTCGCATTAAGGTATATGTTGATCCATATGCTCTAACCGATTATGTAACAGTTGGTTATCGTGGCACGAGCGCTTATGACGCTGGTCTCTTCTACTGCCCATACGTACCACTTACTATGGTTCGTGCAGTTGATGAAAGCACATTCCAACCTAAGATTGGATTCAAGACTCGCTATGGCATGACCAAGAACCCATTCGTTGAAACTGTACAAGGTGCATCTGTAACTGATGCTGGTGTTGGTTCAGCCGATCTGAATCCATACTTCCGTACATTCACCGTGAGCAACATTAACTTGTTCTCCGGTGCTTAATTAATATTTAATTAATTATTTTTGAAGGGGTCTCGAAAGAGGCCCCTTCTTTTTTGTGTATAAATAGTCATATGAGTAATCTAACAAACAATTACAACTTCCTTTCTCCAACGGGATTCAAGTTAGTTATCAATCGAAACACTCTATCGAATCTTGAGTATTTTGCCACTAGTGTAACACTTCCAGGTTTATCTTTAGGTCAAGTTGAAACACCACATAGACAGTATAAGGGTTATATCTCTGGTGATGTTACGTTCGATGATTTTTCTATTCGAATCGCAATGGACGAAGATATGAATGTTTATAAAGAACTTTATGATTGGGTTATGAAGCACAGAGATACAACTGATCCTATTGTATATGATGCTACACTTATGGTTCTTACCAATCACAACTTACCCAATAATAAGATTCAATTCACTAATCTATTTCCAACCAGTGTTAGTGGATTAGAGTTTAGCACACAGGCTACTGATGTGGAATATCTACAAGCTGATGTGACATTTAGATACGACTATTTTAAAATCCTATAAATAAAACTATATTATGATGAGTTTAAATGATATCCTTGAATCTTGGAAGAAAGATTCAGTAATCGATGAGCATGCTTTAGATGATGTAACTATTGAAACATCAAAGTTGCACGCTAAATATCTTGAGATATTCACATTATCCAAGTTGCAACTGAGGAAAAAGGAGATGGAACTAGAGCAGATTCGTAAAGATAAGTGGCTCTATTATACAGGAAAGATGACTCAAGCCGAGATGGATAAAAGAGGCTGGGCTTATGATCCTTTCCAAGGTATGACTAAGCCTCTTAAATCTGAAATGGAAATGTATTATAGTACGGATGCAGATATAGTTAAAGCCAGATCTGCGATTGAATATCAGAAATCAATCATTGATTCTTTGGAAGAGATTATGGGTAATATTCGCTGGAGGCATACTCACATCAAGAATATTATCGACTTCCGCAAGTTTACTTCTGGTATTTGACAAACAATTCTAGTTAGATGTCGTTTCGATTAAATCTATTATAATGAATTTGATATAGTGAGTAAAGAAGAATTTGATGATTTCAATTAATAAAAAGAACGAAGCATTGCTTTACATCACTTCGGATGATTCTGGTATCTTGATGGAACTGGGGGAGTACTTTACTTTCTTTGCAGATGGTTATAAATGGATGCCGGCATATAAGAACAAGTTGTGGGATGGCAAAATTAGACTTTATAATCGTATGAATAGTACCATTCCTTATGGTCTATTAAATGAAGTTCTTCAATTTGCAAAAGATCGGGGTTATCAAGTAAATCTTTCGAATGAGATTGAAAACAGATTCTCTTATGACGAATCATATATTGATTCCTTGCCATTGTGCTCTGGAGGAAAAGAGATTGAAGCAAGAGATTATCAGAAGAAAGCATTTGAATTTGCGACAGAGAATGGAAAAGCAATTCTAGTATCTCCAACTGGTTCTGGTAAGTCTCTTATTATCTACATGCTGATTCGTTATTATCTTCAAGAGGAACTTAATAAGAAAGTCATCATTGTTGTTCCAACCACTTCACTGGTTGAACAGATGTATAAAGACTTTGCGGATTATTCAACTAATGATTCTGACTTCGATGTAGAAGAAGATGTACACAGAATCTATTCTGGTAAGGAAAAGACATTTGATCAATCTGTTGTTATCACTACATGGCAGAGTGCTATTAAATTACCTCAACAATGGTTTGAACAGTTTGGATGTATCATTGGAGACGAAGCACATACATTCAAAGCAAAATCTCTCACAACGATTATGAATCGATTGATTCATGCTGAGATGAGAATCGGAACAACTGGTACTCTTGATGGAGGACAGGTGAATGAATTGACATTGATTGGTAACTTTGGGCCTGTGTATAAAGTAACCACGACACAAACTCTAATTGATTCTGATACTCTTGCTGATTTGAAGATTCAGTCTCTTGTTCTTAAATATAGTGATGAAGTTCGAAAAGCATTTGGTAAACAGAAATATCAAGATGAGATTGATTTCATTGTATCACACGAGAAACGGAATCGATTCATTACTAATCTGGCTCTGGATCAAACAGGTAATACCTTGGTTCTCTATAATCTCGTGAAGAAACATGGTGAACCTCTATTCAAAGAGATAAGAGATAGAGCAGGAAAGAGAAAAGTATTCTTTGTATCTGGCTCAGTAAATGCTGAAGAAAGAGAAAAGATTCGTACAGTCACAGAGAAGGAAAAGAATGCAATCATTGTCGCTTCTGTAGGTACATTTAGTACTGGGATAAATATAAGAAATCTTCACAATATTATTTTCGCATCTCCAACAAAGTCACAGATTCGAGTTCTTCAATCCATCGGTAGAGGTTTGAGAAAGAGTGAGAATGGACAAGGAACAGTGGTCTATGATTTAGCAGATGATCTATCTTGGAAAAAGAGAAAGAACTACACATTGAATCACGCTGTTGAAAGAGTAAAGATATATAATAAAGAGAGGTTTAATTATCAAATACACGAAGTACCTTTATGATTAATATGATTGAAAAAATACTGGATGCAGACATCTACACCTATCGTCTCACAGATGGTAGTTACATCGTTGCGGAAGAAGTGGACATCGAAGAATCGACAGAATACAGTAATACAATATTTGTAACTCTTCCCGCACAGATAGTCTATACAGAAGAAGGATATCATATCGTTGAATGGAATCTCTCTTCTCTACATGATCTAACCGAATTGAATGCTGACAATATAGTTAGTCGTTCGGAGGCATTATTCGAATTAAAAGCACATTACTTCAAATACATTCTTCTTAATAAACAAAGACAGGATGAACGAGATGATGCAATGCTATCCTTATTAGAGATGGACAATTTAGATGAATCTTTCTTTGATGCTTTTGACAAACAAGGTTTTAATGAACATATCAAAAGATGGGATTGGAAACCTGGGAATAATTAGGCATTCTTTGTTTGATTCAAATCAATTATAAAGAGAAGTCAACTTGATGTCAAACCCCAAATAAGGTATTGACATATTAAATACGATGTATATTATACTATATTATGAAACGAGCAAAACATCATTATGTAAATAACAAAGAGTTCTCTCAAGCTGTAGTGGATTATGTGAATTCGGTAAATGAAGCTAGAGAACAAGATAAGAGTGAACCCAATGTTACTGAATACATAGGTTCTTGTTTCCTTAAAATAGCAGAGGGACTATCACACAAGCCTAACTTCTTTTCATATACATACCGAGAAGAGATGGTAATGGATGCAGTCGAGAATTGTATTAAGGCTATTATGAATTATGATGTGAAGAAGGCAACACGAACAGGATTGCCAAATGCATTTGCGTACTTTACACAGATATCATACTATGCTTTCCTTCGTCGAATCGCAAAGGAAAAGAAGCAACAAGATATTAAAGAGAGATACATTGATTATGCTGGTGCTGATGCCTTTGCTGAATTTGATGGCCAATGTGATTCGGACTCCATTGTCGAACGAGTTCGTTATAAGAGTCAGATGAATCGAGCCAAAGATGATAAGATCAAAGAATTTGGAAAGCAGTTGAAGAAGAGACAACGAGCAAAGAAGAAGGTAATTGATTCTTTTGAATCTTTTTACGCCTAATACATTATGAAGATAGCTGTAATTAATGATACTCACCATGGCGTGAGAAATGGCTCAGATATATTCTTAGATTACTCTAAGAGATTCTACGAGAATACATTCTTTCCTTATTTACTTGAACACGACATCAAGAGAATAATCCACCTTGGTGATTATTTCGATCATCGTAAGTTTGTGAACTTTAAGGTTCTTAATCGGAACTATAAAGATTTCATTTCGAAACTCGAAGAATATGGAATGACGATGGATATCATACCAGGTAATCATTGTGTATACTACAAAAATACTAACGAACTCAACTCATTAAACGAAATACTAGGACACTATGACGGCACTATTAATATTTGGAATGATCCTACAACTGTTTCTTTTGGTAGCCTTGATATACTTATGCTTCCTTGGATCAGCGTGGATAATTACGAAACTTCCATGGCAGCGATTAAAGAAAGCAAAGCATCGGTTGTCGCGGGCCACCTTGAATTAGCGAACTTCGAGGTCATGCGAGGCGTGACATCAAAGGACCATGGAATGGATCATAAGATATTCGAAAGATTTGATATGGTTCTATCAGGTCACTACCATGCAAAGAGTCATCGTGATAACATTCATTATCTTGGCACTCAATTACAACTAACGTTCTCTGATGCGAATGAAGATAAGTTCTTTCATGTGTTAGATACCGAAACAAGAGAATTGACACCTATCAAAAATAATGATAGTATGTTTCACAGACTGATTTATGATGAAGATTCTAAACCTATTATTGATGATCGCTTTAGTGGTACTTACGTTAAGGTTGTTGTTCTTAATAAAAAAGATCTTTATGGATTTGACAGATGGTTTGATCAATTACAGCGCACTAACCCATTTGAAATTAAAGTTGCGGAATCATTTGAAGAATACCTTGGAGAGAATGTTGAAGATGATTCTGTCAGTACTGCAGACACTCAATCGCTTCTTAACAGTTATATTGATTCGACTGAAACTAATCTGAATAGAAGTGTGTTGAAGAAATTGATGCAAGAACTATATGTTGAAGCGCAAACTCTTGACGAAATATAATGATAACATTTGAGAAACTATCCTATAAGAACTTCCTATCAACTGGAGATAAGGAAACAGTAATTGATTTGAATCGATCTTCCGCCACTCTTGTTGTTGGAGCGAATGGTGCAGGAAAGTCCACAATGCTTGATGCATTATCATTTGCGCTCTTTGGAAAACCTCATCGTAATATCAATAAACCTCAGTTAGTTAATTCTATCAATGGTAAACAGTGCGAGGTTGAGGTCACATTCAAAGTAGGATCGAATCGATATCGTGTATTTCGTTCTATCAAACCAAATCGATTTCACATCTATCAGAACAATAAGTTACTTAATGAAGAATCTCATTCACGAGATTATCAAAAGGTTCTTGAGAGTAATATTCTCAAATTGAATCACAAGTCTTTTCATCAGGTTGTAGTTCTTGGTTCTAGTTCGTTTATTCCATTCATGCAATTACCTGCTGCCCAGCGTAGAGGTGTCATTGAAGATCTACTTGATATCGGTATCTTTACTAAGATGAACAATCTTACCAAGGAAAGATATTCGAAACTCAAGAATGAATTAGCACAGACTAGTAATAACATCAATATCATTAACGAGAAGATTCTTCTACAGGAGAAGCATATTCGTGAATTGAAGGATATTGATCTGAAGCAATCTCTAAAGAATGAAAAGAAAGTTGAAGAGCTAAAAGCGGAGGTTGCTCTTCTTATTGAGCGCAATAAAGAACTTCAAGATCAGTTTGATGCAGAATGGCCAGATCTATGTAAAACAATCGATGGATTGAATTTGAAGATTGGAGATATCTCTACAGAGAAGACGACTCATAATCACGAGATTAAATCACTTGTGAAGCAAGATAAGTTCTTTGAATCGAATGATTGTTGTCCCACTTGCGATCAGACACTCACTGAAGACTTTAAAAACATCAAAAGAAAAGAGATCACAAGTCGTGCATCGGTCATTAAAGAGACCATTACTAAACTTGAAAACGAGGATTTTTCACTTCGGAAATCTCTTGATTCTGCCAATACTTCTAAGAGTTCACTAGATAAGATTCGAACTGATATTCGAATGAACGAAGGAACAATCCACCACTGTGAATCTCAGATTCATTCTCTTCAATCAAGCGAAGAAGTTAAATCTATTGATACTACTCAGGCAGAACAAGAACTTGAAGAGAATAAGAATGAACTAACTGAGTTGAATAATACAATGCAATCTCAGACTCATGTTCGTTCTTATATCGAAGCCATCTTTGAGTTATTGAAGGACACTGGTATTAAAACAAAGATCATTAAGGAATATCTTCCAGTGATGAATAAGTTGATTAATCAGTATCTTCAGGTTCTTGACTTCTTTGTTTCATTCACACTCGACGATTCCTTTAATGAAACTATTCGTTCTCGGCATCGTGATGACTTTTCTTATTCTTCATTTTCGGAAGGAGAGAAACAAAGAATCGATTTAGCACTTCTCTTTGCTTGGCGACAGATCGCTAAGATGAAGAACTCTGCTAACACGAATCTATTGATTCTTGACGAGACATTCGACTCCTCACTTGATTCCGATGGTGTAGATAACCTCATAAAGATTCTATACACACTTCGTGAAGATTCAAATGTCTTTATTATCTCACACAAGCAAGATCTGTTGGATGGGAAGTTTCCTGCCAAGATTGAATTCGTCAAGCGCAATAACTTCTCGGGCATCAAATAATGAAGTACGATGTATTCAATAATACTCGATACCTTGTAGAGTCGATGTTGGATAAGTCAGATGATTCAAGTGCTAGAACTCTATTTGATGCATATTTCAAGAATGCGCTGATACCTCAATTCTATGACACGTATGGAGTTAAGATAAGATTTAATGAGAACTATTCTCAAATAATCAAAGAATTGGATAAGATTCGATCGAAGTTGTAAGTCATTGATACTCAACAGGTTGTATCTTTTTTTCTAAGATTGCTCCCGCGTTATATAAGCCGTTGGTAGTCAACGAGATATAACAGTGTACAAATCGAGGTAGCTATGATACAATATTAGTATAAGATTGGTTATGGCTAATAGAAAAAGAAGAAACGACCGAAACTATGTTCTCTACCGTGTGAGCGGAGGTGATGAAACATACATCGGATTGACCGTTGCTCGAGGCCGCGCATTTTATAGATCAGTTAAAACACGGGTGAATCAGCACATCTCTCGTGCCATGAATGAGAATAAGGACTGGACAATGTGTAAGTTCCTTCGTGAGACCGATGAAACCATTTACTACGAGGTTCTGGAGGTCGTGAGAGGGCGGAAAGCCGCTTATTCTCGCGAACGAGAGCTGATTGCTGAATTAGCCCCTACTCTAAACGACTTTTAATCAATGACTTACGAAATTAAATACAACACCAATAACAGATTTCCTAAGCCCTTGACTATCAACGAGATGAATATCTTTACAAAATCGACCAAATAGATTATAATATTATTATAAGATTGAGATTGACCAATGAAAATTACTGAGACTAAATCCACCCTAGCCCGACTTCTCGCTAAAGAGAATATCAATGTGACATCGACCGCAAAGTCGACCGCTTACTTTGACATAAAGAATCGGACGCTGGCCCTTCCCAAGTGGAAAGACCGCGGCATCTCAGTTATGGATATGCTGATCGGACACGAAGTCGGACATGCTCTTTATACTCCAGCTGATGCAGTTGAAAAATTTAATGAGAAGTGCCCTGGCACACCCTTTGATGTCTGCAACATCGTTGAGGACATTCGAATCGAACGACTGATTCAGTCGACTTATCCTGGTTTGCCTCGACTCTTTAAAGAGGCTTACAATGAATTGGTCGAGGCTGACTTCTTCGGCATCGGTGACAAGGATGTCAACAAGATGAAGTTTATTGACCGTCTCAACCTCCGAGGTAAGATTGGTACGATTTCCGACATTCCACTCTCTGATGAAGAGGAAGTGATTTTCAAAAAGTGTGTCGATGCTGAAACCTTTGAAGATGTTTTAGAGGTCTGTGCTGAGATTGCTGAGAAAATGAAGAAAGAGCCTGAGCCAGAGAACAATGACTCTGACGAGGACAATGAAGAAACTTCAACCGACGAGGGTTCCGATGACACGAGTGATGAGAATGACTCTGGTGACGAGAATGACTCTGGTGATGAATCCGAGAGTGACGACGGTACTGAAGCCGAGGCTGAGAAGTCTGAAGAAGACGAAGAGAACTTCGACAACGATGCTGAGGCAAGCTCTTCTGACATTGAATCTGATGAAGGCGCTGAGGAAGCCGAAGGTGATGAAACCGTCGCTGACGGTGAGAGTGCCGAAGAGATTAATAAAGAACTCGTTTCTGAAACTCAAGAAAACTTTGATCGCTCTCTTGAAGAAGAAGTTCAAACATCTAAAGAACTTGGGTATAACACGATGATTCTACCTCGACGGGAATCAGTTTATAAGAACATTTGTGACTATAAGACATTGATTGTCGACCGTGAAAAAACTGAAGCAGTCGCCTCTGCGAATGAATGGTACCCCGAGTATAAAAACAAGGCAGAAGAACTTAGAAAAAAGACTAAGAAGAAAGCCGCAGTTCTAGCTCGTGAATTCGAACGTCGCAAAGCGGCTTATCAATACTCTCGCTCAACCGAAGCTCGGACTGGTGTGATTGATGTGAACAAGCTTCACTCTTACAAGATCACAGATGAGATTTTCTTGAGCAAGTCAGTTCTAGCTAACGCAAAGTCCCACGGCATGGTTTTCCTACTGGATTACTCTGGCTCTATGGGTGGAGTGATGAGTGATGTGATCGAACAGACTTTGAATCTGGTTGAATTTTGCCGAATGGTCGGAATTCCCTACGATGTTTATTCATTCACATCGGTATGGCGCCACGGAATTGACAAGAATGATTATTCTCCTGCGCCGAATGAAGTCGACCTGAAAGACACTTTGATTCTTCACCATCTCTCAAGTGAGATGTCTAAGAGTGACTTTAAGAAAGCTTCGGATAACATGTGGCTACAGGTTGCTCTTGGTGGAAGTCGCCACTTGGTTTCAGCTCCTTATGAATCTCTTGGTGGAACTCCACTGGATAGCACACTCACCGCGATGTTCACAGTTGTTAAAGATTTTATCGCTAAGAATAAGACTCAAAAGACAATGTTTGTGACTCTTACAGATGGTGATTCAAGTCGAGTTTCCTTCCGTGAGCCTGGTGAATATGACTCATGGGCTTCAAAGACTCGATTCAAATTTGGTAATGCTGTTCACGAGATTAATAATTACGGTGCCACTTCCGAGCTGATTAAAGTAATGGGTGAGATTCCAACTGTTACCACGATCGGGTTTTACCTCGCCACTAGCAAACGAGAAGTGAACCGGGAACTCTACAACTTCGGCCGAGATCAGGCTAAGTTGAAAAAGACACTGAAGAAAGACGGACACATCGAAGGTGGAAACATAAAGGGCTATGACTCCTACTTCCTGCTGAATGATGTTTCTATTGATGACGAAGACTTCAACACGAAAGATATTAACGAGGACATCGCATCGTCCAAGCGAGCCCAAACAAAGTTGGCGAAACAATTCTCGGCTCACCATGCTGGAAATAAGAAGACTCGAGTTCTGATGACCAAGATTGCTACCAAGGTTGCCTAATCCTTTGAATACTAATGACTTACGACTTTTTCAAAGAAAACAAAAATACTTTCATAAGTTATTGGTATTCAATAAGATAAAACGGTTTACAGATTCAGTAATTTATGGTATAATATTATTATAAGATTGAGAAAGACAAATTATTATGGCTAAAAAACTATTAAATAACGACCAAATCACGACCATTCACTCCGAGCTCGGTAAACCGACCTTGAGCACGATGGTTCGTATGAAAGATATTATTGCAGCTGGCGTCTCGGCCGGTTATAGTGAAGGGCTCGTTTACCGAACGGTTCGTGAGCTCTTTACACCTACAGACACTCGAGGTAAATATCACTTTCCAAACATCACGGGAGAAGCTACTCCTGTCGTCGCTCCCGTCGCAGTGACACCAGCTCCTGCTCCTGCTCGATTCAATAATGCGATGTCGGTTTCCTCTGTGACTGATGACGAGGTTTATGTTCCCACCGTTGACAAGACTTATGTCAAGTGGGGTGAGTACAAGACTGTGTTTGATGTGATTATGTCCAAGCACTTCTTTCCACTTTACATCTCTGGTATGTCAGGTAACGGAAAGACCTTCATGGTCGAACAGGCCTGTGCGAAGGCCAAACGGGAATATGTACGGGTACAGATTTCACCTGAAACTGACGAAGACGATCTGATTGGCGGTTTCCGACTGATTAACGGTGAGACCGTTTTCCAAAAGGGGCCTGTTATTAAGGCTATGGAACATGGCGCAATTCTTCTGATCGACGAGATCGACCGTGCTACCAATAAGATTATGTGCCTCCAAGGTATTCTTGAGGGTAAGCCTGTTCTTCTGAAAAAGACTGGTCAAATGGTTGTCCCCGCTGATGGATTCAACGTGATTGCCACAGCCAACACCAATGGTCGAGGCTCTGAAGATGGTCGGTACTCTGCCGCTTCAATTATTGATGATGCTTTCCTCGAGCGATTCGTGGCGACGATCGATCAGCCTTATGCCGCCCCTCGGGTTGAGATGAACATTCTCAAGAAGCATGCTGAGAAGTTCGAGGTGAACGATGACACCTTTCTTGAGAAGCTGATCGCCTGGTCAACAGTTATTCGAAAGACCTTCGCCGATGAAGCAATCGACGATGTGATTTCGACTCGCCGACTGTGCCACATCGTGAAGACCTTTTCAATCTTTAAGGATCGCACTAAGGCGATTGAACTCTGCACGAATCGATTCGACTCCGAAACGAAGACTGCATTTATCGATCTTTACACGAAGATTGATGAGTCAACTCCAACAATGGAAGAGCTTATTAATCGAAGTGAAAATACAACGGAAACGGTAGCTGAATCAGCTGAACCGTCCCCGTTTTAATAGTCATACTCAATCAATCGAGGTGGTGTCCTTTGGTCGGGGCACCACCTCACTATAAATTTATGAATCCAACAGAACAACCTAAACCCAACGAATACTGGAAACAACGATACGAAGAAAGTATTGGTGTCAAATCTAGTGAAGGTATTAAATACGATGGAGGTAAACCAGAATATGGATTACTTCCTTCCTATGCACTTGAGGAAGTAGTTAAGGTTCTCACATTTGGTGCGAATAAATACGATCGCGATAATTGGAGAAAACTTGACAATTTAAAAAATCGATACTTCGATGCATCTCAACGACATGCATGGGCCATTAAACGTGGCGAGATTCAAGACCCCGAGTCTGGTTATCACCATATTGCACATTCTATCGCCTGCTTGCTTTTTTATCTTGAAAGTGAGCTCAATTCTGATATAGTAGTAAATAATGAAACTAAGTAAAGAAACAATCAACGTGCTGAAGAATTTCAGCGCTATCCAACCTAACCTCGTAGTCAAGCCAGGCTCGACTATTTCTACATTGGCAGATGCTAAGACCATCGCGGCCGAAGCAAATGTTTCCGAAACATTTGATCGCGAGTTTGGCATCTATAACTTGAATGAATTCATCGGTGCGCTTTCACTGATTAGTGAACCAGAGCTTGAGTTTTCCGATAGCTTTGTTACTATCAAAGGGCCCGATGGCGCAAAAGTGAAGTATCATTTCGCTGACACTGAGATTCTTACTAAGAAAGAAAAAGATATCAATATGCCTTCAGCTGATTTGAGTGTGTCGCTTTCTGAAAGTGATATCAACAACATTCGTCGTGCGGCAACGACACTTGGGCAGTCTGTTCTTTCGATTGTTATTGAAGGTGACGAGTGTGTAGCACGAGTAATCGATCCAAACAATAGTAGTGCGAATACATATTCTCTCACTGTTGCTAAAGGAATGTCAGAAGCATATGACAAAGACTTTAGTTCTCGAGTCGATTTTCGATTCTTGATCTCCAACTTGAAGCTCCTACCTGGTGGATATCGTGTAAACATTTCAAGCCAACTCATTTCTAAGTGGGAAGGCGCAGATGCGAATTATTATATCGCTCTTGAAAAAACAAGTAAATCCTAGTATAAATATAAGTTATGAGTGAAGAAGTAGAAACACAAGCACAACCAGAGATCACATTAGGTGATTTTATTATGGTAGTTAAACTTATCGACATCTGTTCGAAACGAGGCGCATTTGAAGGCGCCGAATTGAAGGATGTTGGTATTCTCCGAGGTCGACTCGCCGACTTCATCGAGGCAAATAAGCCCGCCGATGAAACAGAGTCAGAACCTGAAGAAGAAACAAATAGTTAAGTTATTGATGGTGGGTGCTTATGTGCCCACCATCTTTCTCTTGACCTTTTAAACTTATTATTATATCATTACTGAATGAAAGAAAATTTATTATGGGTGGAGAAGTACAGACCTCAAAAGATTGAGGACTGTGTTCTACCACAAAAATTGAAAAAGACCTTTGCGGAATTCGTTAAGAATGACGATATTCCAAATATTATTCTTGCTGGGCCAGCTGGTACAGGAAAGACTACTATCGCCCGAGCATTGTGTAATGAGCTCGACCTTGATTGCTTATTAATCAATGCTTCTGAAGAAAGTGGTATTGATACGCTTCGAAACAAGATCAAACAATTTGCTTCTTCTATGACACTTGATATGTCTAAGAAGTATAAAGTTATCATTTTAGACGAAGCTGATTATCTCAATGCGCAATCAACTCAACCCGCCCTTCGTGGATTCATCGAAGAGTTCTCCGCTAATTGCCGATTCGTTCTTACTTGTAATTTCAAGAATCGTATTATTGAACCACTTCATTCTCGATGCACAGTAATCGATTTCAATGAAGTGAAAATCAATGATCCCAAGCTGGCCGCGACATTTATGAAACGTCTGCAGTTCATTCTGAAGGAACAGGGTGTTGAATTCAACAATCAAGCAATCGCTAATCTGATTATGAAACATGCACCAGACTGGCGCCGTGTTATCAATGAGTGTCAGCGATATTCGACTTCTGGTACACTCTCACCCGAGATTGTTACTACGGGAGAATCAGAAATCAAAGAGTTGGTGAAACATCTAAAAGAAAAAGATTTCCGTCAGATGCGAGCCTGGGCAGCAGCAAATTCCGACATCGATTCTTCTGTTGTTTTTCGTAGAATCTATGATAATGCTTACGATATACTCGATAGTCAATCTATTCCACCAACGATTCTTATCTTGGCTGATTATCAATACAAAGCAGCATTCGTTGCAGACCGTGAACTAAACTTGGTCGCTTGTCTCACAGAGATTATGGGCACCGCTAAATTCAAGTAATGTCTCCGTTTGATTTTCTAAATTCAATTAATGAGAAGAAGGCTTATCTGTTTGATGATGTTCGGGCAGATAACTCTGGTGAAGCATCTGATCTAGACTCAGTAGATCGCAAGTATCCACCCTTTATGGTGAATCGTGGTTTATCTTATTTTGTCGATACAATAATGTTGGCAAATGAGATGAACCAACGATTCGAACTTACCAAGAAGATGCAATATGATTTCTTATACCATGGTGTGAGAAAGAAACGCAGATTCTCAAAGTGGCACAAGAAGGAAAAGGATAGTAAAGACATCGAACTCATTAAAGAAGCATATTGTATCAATCGTGAAAGAGCCGAAGAGGTTTATGATCTTATAGACATGAAGAAACTTCGAAAGTTTATGGATAAAGGTGGAACAAAATAATTATGTCAATTAAATTAATATCAGTATCTAAGCCCGCAGTTGAGGGTGTTGAAAATGCAGAAGATCTTGTAGCATATTGTGCTCGAGTCTCTAACCCATCGAATCAGATGAATACAGAGACAGCACCAAGGCTATTGAGGTATCTGATTAAACATAAACATTGGTCACCTCTAGAGATGGTATCAATGACATTGGAATTGAAAACAAGTCGAGCAATCGCAGCACAAATTCTACGTCATAGGTCATTCTCTTTTCAAGAGTTTAGCCAACGTTATAGTGAATCAACTACCCTAACACCTATTGAATATCGAAAACAGGGTAAGACAAATCGCCAGGTCGGTGATGAACCCTTTGAATTGAAACACACCAATGAGTTTCTGATCAATTCCATTATGGAAAAGAATCTAGAACTCTATAATGATTTGATTAACGAAGGTGTAGCAAAGGAATGCGCTCGAATGGTTCTTCCACTTTGCACTGAAACAACAATGTATATGGCAGGCACTTTACGTTCTTGGGTTCACTATATTGATCTAAGAACACAACAAGACACACAAAAAGAACACAGAATTATTGCCGAAGGATGCAGGGATATCTTTATTGAACAATTCCCTGTTGTCGCTGAAGCATTAGAATGGAAATAATGAAATTATTAAAGTTTGAAGCAAGTTGGTGTGGGCCATGCAGAGCTATGGATCACATCTTGGATTTAATGGATCTTAACATGGAAGTTGAGAAAATCAATATTGATACCGATTCAGATATGTGTAAGCAATATGATGTACGTGCTGTACCCACCTTAATTAAGATTAATGAAGAAGGAAAGGAACTCGGAAGACTTAAAGGACTTCAGAATAACGATGATATAATGAAACTTTTGGAAAGTTAAATTTTTATAAATAATAGTATGAATGATGATACTATTATAAAATGGACACCTGATGATATGCTCGAAGTTCTTCTTTCAGAGCCAGATGATTTTCTGAAGATTAAGGAAACTCTCACAAGAATTGGGGTCTCTTCAAAGAAAGAATACAATACGCTTTACCAGAGTTGTCATATACTCCATAAGCAAGGTAGGTATTTCATTGTCCATTTTAAGGAACTATTCATGCTTGATGGTAAACCTTCTAACTTTACACAAGACGATTTAAATCGCAGAAATACTATCACTACACTCTTATCAGATTGGGGTCTTCTCAATATCGTTGATGAATCAAAGGCTGAAGATAAAACTTCATTGAGAAGCATTAAGATCATTTCTCACAGAGATAAAAGAGAGTGGAATTTAGAGTCAAAATACTCGATTGGTAACACAAGAAGTGTATAAATAAACTTTTAAGATAGCACGACGTTATCTTAAATGAGATGCCTTCGGGGTCTCACAACAATAACCCTGCCTAATAGGAGGACAATAATAATGACAA